TTAACAGCAGCTACAAATAGCACTACTGTAACAGGCAGCAGCACTGTATTTGATACTCAACTATCAGCAGGTTCAGTATTAGCCAATAGTGATGGAGATTTGATTGGCTATGTAGATAGTATTACTGCTGCTGACGAGCTTGAATTAACCGCTAATGCGGCAGTCGCTGTATCAGGCGGAAGTTTTGCATATGCTGACAGTGAAGCAGGATTTATCGTGCGTCAAAAAGGCAAACAGAAGTATTTGGTAAAAGGATCAACATCTGGATTAGTAGGTGCTTGCTATACAGCAAATCTAGCAAATACAGCATTGTTACCAAACACTATGTCAATCATTGCTACATATGCTAACGCAGATACTACTCTAGTACAGAGCCTAAGTGATCATACTCTTGAAATATTTACAGCAACTTCTGGCGAGACAGCATTGCCAAATGATGCAGCAAATATTAACAATAGTTCACCAGCATTCGGCACATTCAATACAGCCTATGCTGCTAACACTTATGATGGTCAACCGTATCCAATCGTAACTATCAATAAGGCTTAATAGGAAACAACAATGTCTGCAACTGTGCGGTTATCAAAATCGAAACAAATTGAAACTGATATTGCAGTGCTTCAGGTTCAGGTCGCCAACCTTGTCGAAAAGATTGACGACCTGAAGTCTGATTTAACTGAAATTAAAGAAAGCCTAAAACAAAATGCACAGCATAATAGTGAGATGTTAGAACAATTTAAAAAAGACAATGCGGAACAACATTCTGCACTAACAGATAAAGTAAGTTCACTAGAACGTTGGCGTTGGATGTTAATGGGAGCTGCTGCATTAGCAGGCGCATTAGGTTGGACTGGTATACAAAGTATCTTTACTCAGTAGTAAGTATATCTAATTTTTCTTTAACTATGTCTATATTGATTGTACTAAACAATCCTGGATGAAGCGGTTTAGGATGATTGTCTTCGTCTATCCATGCATAACCTACATGCTCATTATTAAGTTTAGGTATAAATTCTTTTTCTAAACTACAAAAGAAAGTATGGTATGTAAAGGTTTGGTTACTAAATTTTTGAATTGGAATTAGTTTAGGATTGTCTGGCCAATATTGAATTTCTTCAGTGCATTCACGCTTTAATCCTTCTAATAAGGTTTCATTATCTGTTATTTTGCCACCAGGAATACTCCAACTAAAAGATTGTTTGTCATTTCTTAAAAGGTATAAAAATCTTTTAGTAGATTGACTGTAAAAAAATATGCCTGCAGAAATTTTGGACATATAAAATTATAACATAGTTTATATCACTATACTATAATCTCCTTGCCCATACCAACCTTCGTAACTCTTCATCCATTGTCCTTCAACGTCAACATATCTATATTGAACATTAGTAGTTAAATTTGTTACATACTGTACCGTAGTTGCTTCACTAGCATCGAAAGCTACTGTCCATTCACCTGTCACTGTGCTGTATTGAATTATATCATTAGCACTAGCAACTAGGTCTCCCCAGGCAGGTGTAGTATCACCGTCATTACCTATATCTTCTACTATAAGGTATCTCTGTACGTTTACAGGTCCTGGCAATCCAATATTTGGACCTTGTAGTAATGGATTTATAATAGCATTAACAGGTAATAATGTATTTTGAGGTAATGTATCAGGATCAATATTATAAATTAAAATTCTTGCGTCTAATGGATCTACTACAAAAGTGCCTACTATATCATTTTCCATAAATGGATTTTGTAACCAAATTTGACTTATACCAGGTCTAATTGTTCCATATTCATTAAGTAAACTGGGCCAATATAAATCTGTATTAGGAGGTGACGGCAAATCAAAATTACTATTGCCCGGATCAAATGCTTCATCTGCTGGCAATAGTTGCAGTGTGTTATTAAGTAATAATACTTTATATCCATATGGGCTTATTTTTTGGCGTGTACCTAATAATAAATCTTCATCTGTAATATCAAGTAAACTTGTGCCTTTATATATGCTTGCAATAACTTTATTAACTACTCCTAATTTTTTAAGTTTGCTGGCTGTGCTGATCCATATGGGCATGTAAAATTTCCAACTCAAAACATCAATTGGATTTCCTGTGCCTACAGGTATACTACGTGAACTAAATGTTAATCCATCTTGATAAACTACACTCAATGAAGTCCAATCAACAAAGTTATCAGTGCTTTGTATTTCCAAACTAGGATTAAACAATGTACCTAATTGTTCAACTAATTCTAATTTTTGATTATAGTTAGTAGTCCAAAAATCAACCGTACAACGTAAAGTATACGGTACAGGCATTAATCTTTCAATTGTAAATGCCTGTCCTTGGGTCTCTTCATATGCTTGCGACACTGCATTATAAGTTCTTTGTCTGACATTTATTTTATCAACAAAGAATGGTTCTTGTGTTCTACGTTGATCATACTCTAATCCAGTTATATAATATGAAATCAACGGCGCGCTAGGAACATTACTCGCACTATTTTTTGCTATAATAGTAGCTGCCTGTCTACTTGCGTCACCATATAATACTGGAACACGTACAAGTATAGTATTACCGTTCGGGTCTTTGCCTTTAGTTACATACCAGTTACTAAATATTTTTGCAAATTGTAATAAAAATCTTCGTATTTGATTGTCGTAAAAAAACTCTGCCATATTATGGTTCCGGTGGTATTACTGGTGGGTCTTCTTGTAACACTGAAGATAATGGCTGTCTTTGATCAACAACAGTACCATCAGTAAGTGTAGTGTATCCACTGTTATTTATAAAGCCTGATAATAAAGATTGATCAGCGTATACAAATCCAGTGTCAGTTCTTACATTAGTACTAATACGTACCCAACGTTGTCCGTCCCAACGATATAATATATTAGGCAGATAATCTATACGAAGGAAATAATCACCAACTTGTGCATTAGCAGGAAATGCTATTCCTGCTCCGCTAGGATAGCCGTTAGGTGCAGTGCCGTCGCCTGTCATGTATCCATACGTATAACCAAAACTTCTTGGACTTGCCCTAGTAATATACTGAAATCTAGGATCGCAGTCTGCGCGAAAGTCCATCTCTGTGCTTATGGTTCCTGTAAAGCCTGGTTGGGTAGGGTCTTGATCAGCAGTAGCGTAAGTGTTATCAGCAGTGCCATAAGGTCCAGTTACTGGACCCAAACTTGATATTGTTAAAACTTTTGTACCTTCAACAGCCCCTGATCCACTACCAAACTTTTCTGGTTTAATTTCTGCAACTTGTAAACTTGCTTGTACAAACTTATCTAGTTTTTCAGATAGGTGATTACTATCAGCAGTCATATCCCAAATACTTTTTAATGTATCTTTACTAATCTTAAGTGCTGTACTACTTTGTTTAAATTTAGGATTACGCATGGTGACAACAGTAGCCTGTGCACCTGTGTTAGGTGCTCCGCCACTATAAGTTACAACATTAGTAGGAGGTGCTGGTTGACTGGTTCTGAATGATAATTCACCATTAGCAACAAATTCGCCATATGTTGGAACAATGTAAAGATTTTTTGTGTCATAACCTGATTTAGGTACAATTCGTTTTGCTTCTTCTAATTGAGCGTTATTAATTTCAATATTTCTATTGTATGTTGCCAATATATCTTTAAGATTATCTGCAGTATCTAATTGCCAGTACGTAGGATTTGGTGGATATACTCCAGCAGGAACATTAGCAATACTAACATAATTTTTATCACCATAGCTTATTACATAACCAGGAGGATAAGTTTTATCTTTATCCCAAGTACCAAGATAGTTGTCCTTGTTAATTGGCTCTTGAAGTATTTGACTAAATTCTTCACTATCAATTAATGGTTCGCATTTAATACGCCATAAGTGCGGATACCAAGTTTGACTAAATCCCTCACTAGCAAAGTTAGTATCTGTAATTTGATAAAAACGTTTAAGTGCTACTGGTATAGTTTCTTTTAAGGGGTTGTAATCTAATAAATGTGGCAACTCAAGAACATCGCCCACCATAAGCTTTCTACCAATGATATCGATCATGTCATTGTAATGGACGGTTATGAATATAATGTCATTGTTTAAAAATAAGCCGAACTGGCTTAGATCGAAGTCTAAGTTTTGAACATTATAATGGCCACGTAATCTGTAAATATCTGGATCATAACTTCTATCCCTATTCTCCAAAAACAATAGATCCTGAATGTTGTTTGGGTCTAACACATCATATTGGGGTTGTGTGTAATCACGACTTGGGCCCTGATCAGTGGGTCCTAAGTACTTGTGTATATATAAGTCTGTACCACCTACAGTAAACATCTCACTAATAGTGCGGTCCATAAACTTATAGTCATTTTTCTTAGTAGGGCTATATAAAGACAGCTTTGGCATGTATGTATTTAGTTTAAAAACAATGACTTACAAAGGCTTGACTTTATTCTAGTAAGGCTTTAAAATAGTTAAGTTGAAGTATAATTACGGAGTATTTCATGGTTAAGTCAAAATCAGAAATTAAA